AGTGACATTGAACAACTTGTTGTGTGTCCAACTGTTGCACCCTCAACCGATAAAATTAAATTTGTTCCGTTAAAAACTCCCGTTGTAGCCATATTTTTATGTTTTAAAGTTTATTAAATTTTTTGTAAATATACGAATTATTTATTTTATTCTTTCGTGATATAATTAACTCCGGCGAACTTGTGGACGCCCTCGTCTTGAATTGTTATTTCGTACGCGGACCAATCCGCAATTGCTGAATCGTTTTCGTCATTCCAAAAAACGTCAACGCAAAATTTATCGTATAAAACCGGCGGTGTGATTTCGTTCAAATCGTCGTCGTATTCGCCGTCCGTTACAATAAAGTTTCCAATTTTTACAATGGCGTTTTGGTGTGTTGGAAATTCGTTTCCGTCGTCGTCGGTTTCAACGCCTAAATTTCTAATTAGTGAATCAACGATTGATTCATTTTCAAACTCGTATTTTTTAACTATATGCGCCATAATTATAGTGTTGTTATTTCTATTGCTTCTGCTTCTGTTAATACTCTGTCATAAACTCTTGTATCGTGTACTTTGCCCTCATAAACAAAACCATTTGTTGAATTTGCAAAACTTAATCTATTAAGATTTATTGGTTTTGTGAAACTTGTATCTGTAAAATTTAAACTTCCGTTTATATAAATTTTAAAATTAGTATCATTAAAAGTAACTAATAATTTATTTCTTGTGTTAAATGTTATGCTTATTGTTCTTATAACTTCCAAACCTTCATTGTTACCCTCGCATAATACATCTATAACATTTGCCGATGCTCTGATTTGAAATTCAATTCTATTATCTGATGTACTATCACTTAAACTAATATATCTATTTGAACTTTCATTATTAAATGGCGTTATATCTACAAAAAATGTACCCTCTGTAATATCAAACAAATCACTATCCCCACCATTTATACACTCATCTTTTAATCTTGTTACTGTACTTGTTTCTGTTTTTATATAGCTTGTAGGATAGCTTCCTTGTTCTACTTGTGCGCCAAAAAAGTAAACTTTAGCACCACTATCGCTAATTGTTACACCATTGCCACCGCTCGGACTTACTCTAAACCGCCACGTTGTATCTGTTCCCGTAACTACATATTTTGCACTACATCTATACCAACCATTACCATAATTTTCAATACTTAAATCACTTGCAGTAAAAGTACTCCCAAAAGTTGTAGTAGTCCCTACGAGACCGTTTTCAATATCAAACCAAACTCTTGCACCGTTACTACTTCCATCAAATAATAAAAAGTGTGCATATTGTGAATTGTTATATTTTAAAAATACACTTACAGAATATGTGCCTACACTTGAAACACTTAAATTTCTATAAACAAAACCCTCATTTGCATCTTGTGTTTTTTCATATAAACTACCTGCTAACTCTCCGTTAGGTGCTACAATATTGTTAGATATAGTTATACCTCTTGATGACACCCATTGACTTGAATTTTCTGAATAAGTAAAAAAGTTAGAACGTTGTGGTTGCAAAAGTAGCGTTGGGCAACCGCCGCCGAAATGATCTATTCGTGGAATATTTGTTCCAACCGTTTCAATTAAACCTCCAGGATTAACCCTTGACGCGTCGCCGCTTCGTGTATAAGTAAAATCGCCGTCGCCGTCCGTTGGAAATACTGAATAAACTTTTGATGGTCCAAAACCGGTTGGAATTAACAATAATTTTGCGTCGTCTGCTAATGACATATAAATTTGTTTTTAGCAAAAATACAAAAATTAAAAAAGATATTTAATAAATTATTTTTTCCAGGTTTTGACAATCTTTTCGGCTGACCTCGCGCCGAAATAACCGCCGTAAACTAATAATAAAAGACTTGACAATAAATCAATCCATTGTGGCGCAATATTAAAACCACCAATTGACGAATCTAAAATAATATATATAAACAACGTCAACGTTAAAAAAGCCAATACCATTGGCCGAATGTTTTTTGTTAAAAACGAATCCGTCGCATTGTCGGACGTCCAACGTTTTGTTACTTCTTGCATTTCTATAACGTCAAATTCTAATTCCGCCAACAACATTTGTTTGTCAATTTCTGACAATTGGCCGTCATTTTTTATTTTGTCACTTAACAAATTTAAACTTTCAATTCCGGTAATGTTGCCGGCAATGTCTAACAATTCCGGCGCAACTTTTTTTCCTTTGGAAACCAACCAACGTAACGCGTCGCCAACGCGCGTTGTTCCGTTTCTGTCTTTATATGATTGCTTTGCCATAATATTATTTTTTGGTATAATCCCAACGCGCTGAATAGTCGCGAATATCAACGTGTGTGAATGTATTGTATTTTCCAATTCCGCCGAAATTTATTTGGCCCAATTCTACCATTTCGCAAACCAATTCGTGTACTTCGTTTGGCGTCATTCCGTCAATAACAATGTCCGCCGCTTGTCCTTTTTTGTGTCTTGAATGTTTGGCGCCATTAACAATATTGTCGTTATAATTGGCGCACCTATAACCGGAATTTATTTTGATTGGTTTTTGTACTTTATCACGCAAAATTTGCAATTGATTTGCTAACTTAATTAAATTGTTTTTAACGTCGGCGCTAATTTTACAATCGCCGCATTTACATTCAAATTCGGAAATCAAAAAATTTTTAGTCATTTTTATTTTTATTCAAATAATACCAACGTTGTGCGGTGTAACCTATTGAAACCGCCAATAATAATATTTTTAAAATTTCGTCAATTGCAGTAAATGAAACCATAAACGAAAATGTGTTCAATAAATATAATTTAAAATCATTCATTTTTTAAAAACTTAAAACGGTTATAAGAAAATTTTCAACAATTGCCGTTGCTCCGCTTTTATCAACTTTAATTTGAATTTTGCAGCCGCTTGTTAATTCGCTTGTTTGTGTGAATATTTGCGTTGTTCTTGAATATCGAACTTGATCGCCATTTGATGCGATGTTGTCGTGTGAAAATTCAATTGTTTTGCCGGTGTCCGGAAAATATAAACGCGCGTCTAATCGTGTATTTGAAGCGCCGGCCGTTACGTCAAAATCATTTCTAATTAATAAAATCTTATTCGCGCCAACTTTTGATGTGTCAATTTTGTTTGCTGCTGAATCCCATAAATCGCCGCTAATATATGACGGCAAATGTGAATAAGTGTTTGCGCCGGCTTTGTCGTTTGTTAAATCGGTCCAGGTGTCCGCCGTCAAATTGATAGGCGTTCCGCTTGTTGTTGCGTCTTCATAGTCTGCAAAACCGCCCAACGTGTCGTAAATGTCATTAACTGACGTTTTTATTTCGTTTAAATCGGCGGCGGTAACTTTATTAATCGCCGGCAATGCTGATGTTTGGTTGTCTGTTTTATTTGAATAGGTTATTTTGGCCATTGGTTATTTTTTATGATTGTAATTCGTTTTGTAATTCGCTTTGTAAACCGCCCACCGCGTCGATTTGTTCAATTTTATTTGACAATTCAATAATGGCGCGATAATAAGTAAAATCTTTTAAATCATCTTCTAAATATTTGACGCCCTCGTTTACGCTTGTATAAACATTAAAACCGTTGGCGGTCAAATCAATATAATTTGCTGAACGTGTGCGCAATTGTTCCAAACATTGTGAAACCATTAAATTGCAATCCAATTCGCCGCCGTCATCACTTGCAAATCGTGTCACACATTCAATTCGTGTGATTGTTTCAATATTAAACGAACTTTGGTTTTGGTCCGTTTCGTCATTTGAAACTGAATAAACGCGCACAAATGGATAACTTGCATTTGTTGGAACGCGTCCATAAATCGGAACGTTCGAACCGTCAATTGTAACGTTGCCGTTTAATTTTGCAATGATTGCTTTGCGTACAAAATGGATAGCTTCTAACATTATTTAATTGCTTTTTGTATTTCGCCATTTAGACGATTTAATAAATTTTTAAATCCTATTCGCGCCGAACTAAAAAAGAACGGACGCGCCGGCAAATTAACCTCTCGAATGCCTTTGCCTTTAAATTGTGCCGCGTAACTTTCCGGAATGCCTAATTGTGTCATGTCGGTTAAATCAACCATTCCACCGGTTCCAAATTCAACATAAGGCGCATAATGTGCTAACGCTTGAATGACAACGGATTTTGTTGTTTTGTTTGTTTCTGCTGAAATACTTTTCCTTAAATCGCCATTGTCATATCTTACCTCGCGTTTCGCCAAACGTACTATTTCTAAACCGGTTTTCCCCAACTCATTGGATAATGTTTTGGATTCGAACGCACGCATTTTGTCTAACTTATTTTTAAGTTTCAACAAATCGTTTTGGTTTATTTTAATGTTTACGTTCATTTATTCCGATTTTGTCGCCAATAGTTTTGTGTAAAAATCCAAATCAAATTCGAATTTATTGTTTATTCTAAATTTTTGCGTTTGATTTTC